ACGAAGGCGCAATCACAGAGTGGCCCTACCAGCGCAGCCCCGACCAATACAAGGATGACATTGACGTCATTGTAAGGATGTCCAACAAAGAGCAGTCCGCCGCGATTACAGCCAAGAGAGCGGTAGAAGCTTTGGACAGATACGTCGGCGGGACAAACCAAGCGATTGAGAATGCAACAAGATTCTCTGTGTTCGTTGCAGCAAGAAAGGCTGGCATAGATGCAGAGCAAGCAGCGTTCCTAGCAAAAGAACTCACTGTAAACTTCAACAGAAGCGGAGCAGGTGGGTCGGTGGTGAACAGCTTATACCTCTTCTTCAACGCTGGCGTTCAGGGTACGGCTAAGTTCTACAGAACACTATCGTCTCTGCAACAAATTCCTGATGGCAGGGGTGGATACTACAAGAGACTGAACTCTGCTCAGAAAGCGGCAGCGGGTATGACGATGTTTGCTTTCTTTCAAGCAGCACTCAATGATGCCTTCGGACCAGAGGATGATGACGGAAGAACATTCTACGAAAAGATTCCTGACTACGTCAAGGAGCGCAACATGCTTTTTGTAAACCCATTTGCTAAGAAGCCAAAGGGTCGTGAGGCTAAATGGGAGGACTACTACTTCAAGGTTCCTTTGCCCTACGGGTACAACATCTTCCACAACATGGGGGCAGCTACGTACGATGTGACTATGGACTACAGGAGCCCGGGCAATGCAGCTATGTTTATGACTAGCGGTGTAGTAAACAGTTTCGTGCCTGTGTCGTTTGGTCAATCAAGTAGCTTTGACAAGCAGACCTACAAGGCCTTGACACCTACTATGGCTAGACCCTTTACGGAAGTAGTCATCAACGAGAACTACTTCGGCACTCAGGTTTACAAGGAGCCATTCCCCGGAGAAGAGGTTGCGGATGCTTCGCTTTCGAAGCGAGGACCTGAGTGGTGGAAGGATACGTTTAAGTTTATTAACGAAGCCACTGGCGGTAATGAGTTTGAGTCAGGAGCTCTTGACGTAAACCCAGACAAGCTGTGGCACATCGGAGCCTACTGGACTGGTGGTACAGGTAAGTTCATCGACCGGACAGCAAACATAGGTAGAGCTGCTATGGGTTATGATGACGACAGGGATTGGAATCCTAACGACTTCCCTCTCGTAAGAGTGTTCTTGGGCAGTCACAGCGAGTTCCAAGACATGGCTGACTACTACAAGTTCCGCTCAGATGTAAACGCAAAGGCCAAGGCTGTCAAGGAGGGCGTGGTCGGTCAAGACACCAAGGGATACGAAAGCGTAAACGTGCTAAAGGATATTGGTTTCAAAGTGGACAAGCAGCTTAGACAGGTCAGAAAGGACCTTGAGTACGCCAAGAAGAATATGGAGGAGCCAAAAAGAACTAGAGTAATCAACGACTTAGAAGAGAGCAGAAGGATGCTTCTTCTTAACTACAACAAACAATATTTGAAATATGTCAAAGGAAGGACGGACCTCGATTAAAGAAACCAAGCTAGGAAGCTGGTTGAAAATTGCAGCACCCAATGTTTTAGAGAAGGTGGCTGACTTGTTGCCCGACAAGGGTGGACTAGGGATTGTAAAAAACCTACTCGACAACGAAAGCAATGTCGACCCAGAGGAGGCACGCGCTCGCATTGATGCTGAGGTAAGGTTTCAAGAAAACGTAACTGACCGATGGAAAGCGGACATGAGCAGCGACGTAAAACTCGCAAAGCTTATCAGGCCAGTAACCTTGATTTGTCTCATGTCAATGTTTATGGTAACCATGGTGCTGGATAGTATTGATAGTCTGCCATTTAACGTAAAAGATTCCTATGTATCTTTGCTTGAGCTCCTGATGCTGACTGCATTTGGTGCATACTTCGCCGGTAGAACAATCGAGAAAAACAAAAGATGAACGAAGAAGATTTCGACAGCTGTAGCTTCCTTGACCAAGACAAACTTAAGGAGCAAGAAGACAAGATTGAGTCAGGCGAAATTACCTGCAACATTGAAAACCCAGAGCACTGTGAATCTTGCAGCGGATAAGGGTTTAAGGCTTCTACTGACGTGCCTTCTTTTAAGCGTAGCTACCGTCGCTCAAGGACAGTGGCTGCGCTTTTCTACGCTATACGGTAGCCTTAGCGGTAACGCTCCTCTTGTAGAAAACTCTAGGTACAGAGTCAATGGAGTAGCTGGGTCTGGGTATCTTGAAGAGATTACCGAGGTCAACAAGGCCAACTACATCTTTACTGTAGGGCTGCGTAAGCTTGCAAGGTTTGACTATCAAGTCAAGCAGGGGCAGTTTTACACAGGACAGGAGAACGAGATTAGCGATGAGGCTACAGTCTCCAACGCTCCCGGACTAGAGTACCTTCTAGAGTACTCCGCCGTACGCAATAGAGGCGATGTCTTTACACAGCAGGAATACAGGGTTCGATACATCAGTGACTGGTTTACCGTTAGAGGTAGCTACATTCAGAACGGACTGGTCAACCTAAAGTATACGCAAGCAGAAGCTAGGCTTCGCAAAAGGTTTGGTGACTTTGATGTCACCTTTGGTGCAGCACACAGAGCTCACCCGGTATATGGGTACTCCCCTATCGAGGCGTGGTTTGATGACCCAGCCAACAAACACTGGTGGCAACTTGCCAATGAGTTTGGATTCTACAGCGACGACAATGAGGTGTGGAAGTTGAATGGAGATGTCGTTGCTCAATCCGACGTAGAGTTCTATGGGTATCACTTTGGACGAATCGTAAACGATTACAACAGAAGAGAGCTTAACGAGTTCGGACTACAACAAGAACTATCTGCGGTGCTAGGAGTCGACTACTACAAGTACACGGACCAAGCATGGATTCATAGCTGGTGCTCGCTGTACTCTATGCACAGAGGGCTATCAGAGTTTTCTTTTGAGTACGAAGACATGATGAATATGGAGTGGGATGCAGGGTTAGTGGTTGGAGCAAAGCTTAACAATCATCTTAGTATATTTGTGGAAGCCAGACACTTACAGTACTGGCAAATAAATTCTTACTCAGGCCGAGCTGGCCTCAACTACTTATTCTTTTAACCATGGCAAAAGTCGGAGAAAACACAGAGGTTACCCTAGACCTTAAGACGTTGGGGATGGTGGCTGCTGGAGTAGGTAGTATGGTCGCCATGTGGTTCTCACTTCAGTCTGAGATTTCTTTGGCCAAAGAGCTACCAAAGCCCAATGACCCTGAGATTACACGCATGGAGTTTGACATGAAAGACCAGCTGGTTCGTCAAACAATCATGAGCACACAGGAAGATGTTACCGAAATGAAGGACGACATCAAGATGATTAAAGAAAAGCTGTATGAGTAAGCTGCTATTTCTTTTGTTGATGCTGCCGAGTGTAGCGTTTGCTCAAACCGCAATAGAACTGGAGGACCTTGAGGCTAAGAAGTCTAAGGGTATTACTGTGGTTGAGTTCTGGGCTGGCTGGAACGCCTCCAACAAGGTTAGCTTTCTTGAGCAGTTGAAGGACTGCAGGGCATACCGCATGTGCATTGACACACACCCTTCCGCTGTAGGGCAATACAGCATTAGCAGTGTGCCTACGCTAGTTGTCTTTGACAATGGAGCTGAGGTACTGCGATTCAACCCTACCATTATGATGCAGCTTGCTGCTACCAAAGAAGAAATCCAGTCGGAGATAGACGACATTATTCTAAAAAAGTTTCAATGATGAAGAAGCTCATTTCTACCATCTCTACAGCGTTCGTGTTTGCCTATGCAATGGCACAACCCAACCTTACTCCTGTATTCGTGGAGTGCTCACCCGGTGATTACCCTGATGAAATCTCGTGGGAGATTATGACATGCGACAGCATGGTTCTTCTAGGCGGTGGTGCACCATACTTTGGTGCAGCCCTGATGCCCGACCCAGATAGGTTCATTATCCACATGATGGATACCTATGGTGACGGATGGAACGGTGCCTACTTGACTGTAGACACGGTGTCGTATGGGTTCTTGTCTGACGTAGACTGGATTGATTCGCTCGGTACATGGCCGCAAGACAACCCCGAGCAATGGGTTACCGTTGGATGCAACGACCCTATCACTGATGTGCGTGAGATTACACAGGAGCCATTCGTTCCTACACGCTACTACACCTTGCAAGGACAGCAGGTACCACTACGCGAGAGAGGGTACTACATCGCCACTGACGGCGTGCGCTCTCGCTTGATTTACAGAAGAGAAGAATAACTTATATTTGCACTATGGCAAACGAAAAATACATGCGCAAAAAGCAGCAGATTGCTCCTAAGCCCATGACTCCAAAGCAGGCTGTGATGAGCAAGAAAGAGTCCGAAGCAATGGGCAAGGCTTTGCTTGGAAGCAGGCTCGATACAGTCCTTCAGCATCGAGATTTGAAGATGGATGAAGAAGGCAACTTTGTACGCAAAGAAATGGACCCTAGAACTGTCTCACAAAGGTCTACTGACTTTACTAAAGCTTTGCGGAAGGAAAGTGAGATTCCTAACCCCGGTCTCGGAGAAAAGACAATTCACTTCAACGAGATGGGTCCTGTCACTTTTCAAGAAGGAAACCCCGGAGGCTTAAAAACCAAGAAGAAAATGGACGACATGCAGAAGGGCGGGATGATGTACGAAGAAGGCGGAGAGGTGAAGTCAAAGGTCATGAGCATGCTCGATGGCATGAAGGACATGCCTGCCGAAGCTGAGGTCGTCAAGATGATTGTCGAAAAGCACGGCGTATCAGAAGACCAAGCCAAGGCCATGATTGCTGAGTACAAGAAGAGCAAGATGGGTATGGGTGGCAAAACCGAATACGAAGGAGGCGGAGCCATGAAGATGATGCGTGACCCAAAGGACATGGTTGGCATGGCCATGGGAGGTGCAAGGATTATTAGCTGATAGACTCAAAGAAGTCTTCATCTAAGTCCTTGATGGGGAGGATGAACTGCTCGTAACAGTGGCGGTTCACCTCCTCTTTCTCTTTGGCGGTAGTACCTCGCCCAATGTTGTGAGCTTGATACGAAGCGTTACTACTCAGTAACTGGTCTATTTGTCGCCTCAAGCAGCGACAGTTCCGATAGCGTCTTTTCATGTGATGGGTTTAGTAGTGAGATAGGGAGCATGATGAGCTTCATAAAGCCCGTGCCCTCCTCGTTGACTAGTACATTGACGGGAGGTGTCCAGCCATTGACGTTGCCTACGCCGTGCATGACGGGCTTACGGATAGGGAACCTCCTGTCTTTGTGATTCTTCCATAGGTAATCACGAAGCTTCTCCAGCTCAAAGGTGTATGCGATGTGAAGCTTTTCTTTGTTGCGCACAATGTACACTAGGTACTTGGCGTCAGTCTTCATGATACCACAAGGCTTCTTGCCTTTTGCAGTTTCGTATTCTAGAAATAGATTGACTGACTCACCTCTGCGCTCTGCCCAGTAGTATGCTTTGAGGTCCATCTTGACTTCGTAGTACACGTCTGTAGTCTTGTCAAAGATATCCCAGTTGCACTTGCCCTCTGAGATAACAGAGTCACCGCCCTTGGCGTTTAACCACGCAGCCCAGAGCTGCTCCCCAAGGTCACCAACCTGCATGTCGGCAAGAAAGTCCTTGCTCATGAGTGGTTGTATTCGAGGCACGCATCCTTAATGGTTGCCACCTCGATATTTACTTTCATGCGGAAGTCCTTGACTAGCTCTGCCACGTCCTCTGATGAGGATATGGGATTGCCTGTATCGTTGTGGAGCTCCTCATACAACTCCGTTGTGAGTCTCTGAATCTCCTGAGTGGAGAAAGAGTAAACCTCACTTAGCTTTCTTAATTTCATCCTTGATGATTTGAATGACTTTGTCTACTTGTTTGCTGTTCTTAGGCACGAACAACATGTAGTCGCCATTCCCCGTCTCAACCATCTGCTTAAGGAAGAGCTTCCATCTAAGCGGGAACCCGTGCTGCGCACGCTGATATCCCTTGGTTTCAATGATGAACTTGTGCTCGTGAGAAACAAAGTCCGGGGTATACTCCATCTTCCTGACCACCTTGCCCGAGTAGTCTATCATGTCAGGCCTCTTGTTGGTTGACTTGAAATAGATACCGGGGTAGATGAACTTCTCAGTGAGGAGGAAGCTCTCAGGTTCGTACTCGAACTTGAGCTTAGCTTTCTTTAGCTTATCGTAGCAGTCAACCTCAAGACCAGACTTGAGCTTCTTGCCACCACGATTCATGCTTTTGCGCCGTGCCATGTGGCAAAGCTACGCATTGTCAGTCAGGAATGGTGGCTTGTTTACCAACATTCAATTCACCAAGAGACCTGAACAACTTAGGTCCGGGAGACACAAAGTTAAACCCAGACTGCTCTTGGCTGAACTCAAAGCGCAAGGGGAAATCTAGTGGGGTGGGGTGCCCGCCTGTCTCGGTCATGCGAACCTTACGTACGTGCATCTCTACGGTACGCCTGTCGCTCCACTCCTGTGCTTGAATCTTTCTGTGTAGGGTGATGAACCCGTCAGCCCTGTTGACAAACTTACCTCCACCCTCTGTGTCCTCAGCGTACGGAGCGGTAGGCAACCCATCATCTCCCTTACGGCGCTGCGCCTCTGTAAAGGCATGGGCGTTGACCCACATGGCAACCTGATTCTTGACGCTGAAGGTGAGGAACTCACTGGCTGCCTCGTAGTGGTACTCGTGGGTGCTGATGCCTCGAGCAGCACTCATGTCAATACGCAGGGCATTGTATGGGTCTATGAGCACACCGTCTAGCCCCTCGTACTTGATAAGCTTTTCAGCAAAGACCAAGATGTCCGTGTGACTGTAGTTTTTGTGGTTGTCAATAAAGGTGAAGTGCCTGTTGACCCACTCGTGTGCTGTAGTAAGCTCCTTGTGGTTCATGCGTTTGATAGGCATGTCCATGCAGAACTGCATCAACTTAATCTTGTTGGCCCACGTAGGGTTCTCTGCGCTGTACACCAGCCACTTCCATCCGTGCAGCATAGAGGATGCCACCATCAGCCACAGCGTAAAGGTAGTCTTACCCACGTTGCTGTGCCCGTTAATCATAAGGAACTCTTTCTTGAACCTGAAGTACTCGTTGAACTTCTCGTTCTCTGTCTCTAGGCCTAGCTTAATCTGACCCGTGACATACTTCTGAATCCACTCATAGTCCTTGTCGTCCGAGGCAATGAAGGACATGTCTCCGTCGTTGATTCGCATCTCACGCCGGACTCTCTCTAGCTCTCTGGTAATCTCTCCGATAGGTGCAAGCCTACCCTGCTCTATCCCATCTACGATTGTCTTCTTGGCCTGCCCAATGTCAAGTGGGTTGCGTGCTTCTATCTCTCGAACAAGAACACGGAAGGCCTCCTCTTCTTCTACCCTACCGGCTGCTATGAAGCCACCGATAAGGTAAGAGGCACGGACTAGTGCTGCATGCTTACCGCCCTCGGGGGCGTACCGAATCATTTGAGCTGCTATCTGTAGCTTCTCGTAATCAGTACGCCCCTTTGCCTCGGTAGGTTCTGGCTCTGCACGCTGTTCGGATAGAAGGCCACCAAATCGTGATGGCTCTTCGTTAATGCAAATGCTGTCGTCGTAAGACTCGAAGCACGCACGGGATTCGTTGATGCCTGAGGGGTCAGCCTCAAGCCCATGCTTTCTACTGAAGTAATCACAGAGAGAACGGAAGTGGTCGCGGTGCCTCTCGGGATTGCTAATCTCTACGATTGCCTTGATGCCGTCACCACTGGGTGATGTCCAACACGCCATAACATGCTCATCAAATGCAAGCCTAGACTTAGCTTCCTCTACGTCTCCAACGTGGTCGAAGTCCAAGACGATGATGCCGCTATGCTTTTGCAGCGACTCATCCTTGCGCTCCTTGAACCTACCACTCCACAGTACAATAGGCAGTTGCTTCTTTGCATCCTTGTTACCTCCTCGTACTAGGTCAATCTTCTGCTTCTGCTTGCCAGATTGGATGCGTTGCAGTGCTGTTTCCACTGTGATGTACAGGGGGTCCTTGTTGTAAAGGTCTTCGAATATCGTTACCACTTGTCTCATGTTTCATGTTAATCCTCAATAATACCAAGTATCCCATCAAGTCTAGGAGTGTGTCTTCGTCGACATCATCAGTACCCCAGTTCTTGATTCTGTTTAGCTTGTCATCAATGCGAACCAGCAGCTGCTCGTGAGCATTTGCTTTGCTAAAGATACGGGAAGGATTGAGTGCGGCATTGCCATACCTCTGATTTTTTTCAGTGAGCAGGGCTGACACCTCTAAACAAACTCCCTTGACTTCGCGCACAAAGTCACGATGATTCCAATGCTTCGACATATTTCTTGATGTTGTCTTTTAATCTCATACCCATAGATGTATTGCCCACCTCCATGTGATAGATACAGCTTGCTGTTTCTCTAAGCATCTTGTAGAAAGAGAAATGTTGGCTGTACAAATCGGCGCTTTTCAGGTAGTAGCACACGCTGCTGTGGTCTTTCTCTAAGCACTCGGCAATAGAGACTACCTTGAAGAAGGGCTGCATGGCATCTGCAAACGCCACCCTGAGGATGACGTTCATCTGCACTCTACTCTTGGGCTCGAACTTGTAGTCGACAGCCTCATAGTAGGCGTCGCGTACTTGAGCAAGCTCACTGAGGTTACCCCTCTTTACTACGTAGTTGGGAACCCACCCTTTTTTTGGAGAGGATTTCCTCAATCTTGATTTCGACTTTGCCATCGTATCTGTTTCCGTAATAAGAGCGATACATCCGGTCCCATGTGTGACCCTTAAGGATGTCTTCAGGTTTCTCTGCGCTGGTTACAGCGTAGTCCATCTTCGTGTGCTCAGTGAATTTCTTCTTGCCTTTGGTTACGCGAAGCTTCAGCTCGTAGTAGTATATGTTTCTCATGACATGAAGCGGGGAAGACGCCTAACCCTAAGCGCCTCCCCCTAATCAACATGAAACAGTTTACCTCTTAGAACGGAACGTCCGAGGATTTGGTTTGCTTGGGGTTATCAGCACGAGGGTCGTAGACTGATGCCCATGCGTTGGCTCTTGAGAAGCGCTCCTTGTCTGGAGTCAATACAACTGAGACATAGACTGAGCCTTTCTCTGTTGCATACTTCTTCATCTCCTCCAACTCGGCAAGTGTAAACTTGAGACGAGCGGATGATTTGACCTGTGTTACATCTCCGATGAACACGCGGTCTGTG